ATTGATGATTGTAGATTTCAACAGCTTGGAGATACTGCTCTTAAAGGAATTAGCACAGGAATCGATGTTCCACAAGGATGGATTATTAAGAATAGTCAATTTCGTGCAAATCTTAATGATATTAAGATGTCTCTTAATTTTGCACTGATTAATAAGAATACCTTCTTTACAGCTGGTTCTGGAGCAACAAATAAAGTTATTTCTACAACTGCTGTATCTGTGCAGGGCGGAAATAATCAGATTCTTTTAAATCATTTTAATAATACAGAAGTTCAAATAGCTCCTGGTAGTGGTTTTACTGGCGCTGCTACTGATGTTTGGATGAATTATGTAACTGATCAAGCAGCATTGGCTATCGGACAGCCTGCATAACTAATATGTCTGTTCGTGATGGTTCGATAAGAAGTCATCAGCCTGTTGATATTGATAAATTGGGAGGATTATGGGATCGTGGAGATCCTGATAATACTCCTTTAGATCATTTTCAGCAGGCTGATAATATAAAATTTGTAGGGACTAATACTATTAAGACTAGAGATGGGGTGGGCTTACATCAAAGTGTAGGCTCACCCCTATCTGGTATACTTAGAGCTTATAATTATCCTACTCAAGATGCAAATACTGTAATATTACTAGTTGAGAATGGTGCAGGAGATGGAGAAATATATCATATAGTAGATGAATCAACTGCATATGGTCCATTATTAACTATAACTGGAATGCGTGATTTTGGATTTATTCCATTTGCTGGTCGCGCATATATAACTCCATTTTCATCATTTGCTAATGGTTCTTTAAATGTTGAAAAAGGATTAGAAGATGAATTTTTATATGTATATATGGGAGATGGAACTCCGGCTAGAAAAGCTGCCGGATTACCTCCTACTGGAAATGTAACTGTAAGTAATGGTGCTGCTGGTAATACTGATCCGGGGTTACATTTATTTGGTGTAGTATTTGAGAGTGATACAGGTTGGTTATCCGCACCCGCAGCATTTGCACAATTTACTACTGTTGCTGCATTATCTGTTACTTTTACTAATATTCCAGTTTCAGGTGAATCTCATATTACTAAACGTCATATTGTAGCTACTAAAAAGATAGCTAGTTTTAATGGAGATTTAACTGGTTATCAATATTTCTTTATTCCGGGCGCGACTGTTCCTGATAATTCTACTACGACTCTTTCTAATATTTCATTTTTTGATGCTGATTTACTTGAGGATACTAGTCATTTATTAGATAATTATGCAGAGATACCTGCTGGTGTTGGATTAACTCTTTATCATAATAGACTCTGTTTACACGCCACATTCGATGATATTTCTATAGTTCTTGTATCAACAGCAGGTGAACCTGAAGCTATATCGCAAATTGATGGATTGATAATTGCTCCATTAGATGGAAATCCAATAACTAATGTTCAAGAATTAAGAGATGTATTGTATGTATTCAAGCGCGCAAGGACTCTTTCATATATAGATAATGGTGAAGAACCCTCAGCATGGCCTCTTACTATTATTGATAATGCTCTTGGCTGTCCAGTTCATGGAATTGCTACTGTATTAGATTCTGGTTCAGCTTCAGTAGATTATTTAATAGTAGCAAGTTATAAAGGAATTAGCTTATTTAATGGTCAATATTCATCTCCTGAGTTAACATGGAAGATACAAAATGCTTGGTTTGAATTAGATCGAAATGGATTTCGTAGGATGCAAATTCTAAATGATCCTACAAATCAACGAATATATGTTGTATTAAAAGATGGTAGACTTTTAGTAGGTGATTATAAAAATGGAATGGACCCTAAGAATATTCGATGGGCTTTCTGGAGTTTTTATTTTAATGTAAGTTCAATTGCACTTGTAAATATAGATGAATTAATTCTTGGTGGAATTATACCTGATTATTTTACTTGGTGGTAAATTAATAATGCCTACTTTTGCAGTTTTTTATGGTCCTAATAGAGCATCATATGGTGGAGATTTAATTCCAGATGCTACTTATGGACAAACTTTACAATATCCAGCTACTCAACCTGGTCCTTATAATGGTCATGTTGAAGTTTCTTTTTCTAGGGGCCGTATATATTTAGATGATGGAAATGATCGAGGATATACAATTGGAACGTTACCTCATTCTGGTTTTAGGATTGTAAGTGCTAAATTATATTCTGGTATGGAGCACGCAAATTTAGATTTATCATCTGCTCCTGCTACTGTTGAAATTACACTTACTCCATTAGTTCCTTATACATTATTTGATACTGGCTCATTAACTTATACAACTTATATTGAAGTAACTTTACCTATATCTTTAATAAGTATTATTGGAATTAATATTTTAATTGGTGATGCTGTTCGTGCATTATATACACCCCCACCAAATTATCCTCCTCCTGGAGGATTTTCTGTATTAGGTGTTCTAAAACCTAATAGTTTTCAAGGTGATGTAGATCCTGATGGAAATCCATTTAGTGGTAATATTATAGAATATTTTTATGATCGCCCTGGTGAATGGTATATTACAGGGGGTGGAGTTGGTCCAGTTATAGTTGGAGAATACGAATTATGGTCTACTCAATTTTCTATTGATACTCTAGATGCAGACGAAGGTGATAATATAACTATTACTGATGGAGAAGAAAAACTTCTTGAGTTTAGTAGTTTTGAGGTTTACTATAGAGTTACACCAAATTCAAATCCCGGCTATGAAACTGGAATAGTTAATGTAGTTGCTCCTATAGTATCTCAAACAGCAGGTCAAGTTATAATAACATTACCAGTAATGCCAGGAATTATAGATGGAAAGATTGGAATAATAGGGATACTTGCCACACCAGTTGAATCAGTTGAAGTATTCATTGGAGCATATACGCCTAGTATTCCACCGCCTCCACAGCCAAGTGCATTACCTGCTGATGTATCTGGAGTATATACAATAGTTCCTGGTAAGACTAACGATACTATATATAATAGAGATATGACTGATTCAGTTGATGTTAAGATTCCTAATCCTACAGTAAAGACTGGATTTGTAGGATGAGCTTTATAAATCATTTTGGGCTTGTTAGACTTCGAGTTACAGGTAATGGTGACTTGAAGATGACTTTATATAGTCTAGATGATGTGAATTCTGAGGAATTAATAGATTTAACTATGTCTGCTTCTACTAATTTAATTCCTTCACGCTTGGCTAATTTTGTTGATCAACGTGCTTATTTAGAAATTAAAACTGAGTTCATGGATGAAGTATTTACTATTTCTAAGATAGCAATATTTGTTAAACCAAAAGCTACTAGTTATCCTGAATAATGGCATTCAAAGATCCTAATTTAGATAGACTTAAATCTGTTCTGTTAACTTCAGGTATACAGACAAAGAATAATGCTTTGTTCCAAGTTATTGATCAGTTAATAACTGGATTGAAAATTGTTAGTGATAATCTGAATAGTGTTGGGGGTTCTGTAGATAATATATTTGTTACGAATAATAATTTAGCAGGTTCTAATTTAGGTCCCCCAGGAATAGATGGTATTGATGGTATTGATGGTATAGATGGAATACAAGGATTAAATGGTGTTGCTGGATCTGCTGGTCCTAGTGGTATGCAGGCCCGCCCGGATTAGATGGTATTGATGGTGAAGAATCTTTATTTTTTGTTCAGAATCCATTAATAATACCTGCTTGGCAATCATTCACTCCTACTTTAACAGCCTCAGTAACGAATCCAACTATAGGAAATGGATCATTAACAGGAAGATATATTAAAATTGGAAAGTTAGTTTTTTTTGTAATAAACTGGAAATTTGGAAATACTTCTGGTGCAGGTGAAGGGGCTTATAATTTTGCTCTTCCTCTTTTAGCTTCGGCTGATGCTGAAATTAATATTCAAGCTTTTCCAGCAAGACTTACTGATGCAGGAGCAAGATATTATATATTAATTGGTTATTTAGCAAATGATACTCTATTAGGAGTTGCTAATGTAGATACTAGTGGATCATCATTATCACATGATAATCCTATTGTTTGGGCAACTAATGATCAAATTATTATAAATGGTGTATATGAATCAGCTTCTTAAATAATTTGATCAGTTGCTAATAATACAGCAGTTATATTTTGGATATTAGCAGATGTAACTAATCAATTATGAATTTAAAGATGATACAGAAGAAATTATAGAGATGAAACCATTAAAATGAGGTAACAATGCCAAGAACAGCAAAAAGATTATATGGACCGGCAGCAATTGCTACAGGTCCGGCTACAGTATATACTGTTCCCGCATTAACTAAAACTGTTATTAGACAGATTCATGTATCTAATCCATCTGGTTCACCTGTTACATTTACTTTATCAGTAGGTGCTGATGCTGCTGGAACTAGATTATGGTCATCTTATAGTATTCCAGCTGCGGCTGCTGGTGTTACTGACTCAGTTAGAGAGATATTCATGTATTTAGTTATGGATGCTGCTGAAATTCTTACACTATCAGCAGGAACTAATAATATTCTTGTTATTGTTATTACAGGTGATGAAATTACTCTTGGTTAGTAAGTGAGGATATAATGGCACTTTGGAATCCTAATCAAAGAATTGTCTCTACTCCTAGTAGACAGACATCTTATAGTGATCCTTCTGCGGGGCAAGCACCTACAAATCAAAATTTATGGGATAGATATAGTAGTGCTGCTGATAAGTCAATTACTGACTATCAAGATATTCTAAGTGGTCTTAAGAATTATCAACCATATCAGCCAGGCGCGACTAGTTCTATAACTGCTCCTGGTGCAATTGCTCCTATAACTGCTGCTGGTGCTGATCCTGGTATATTATCTAGATATAGTCAATTTGCCGATACTGGTGGATTTAGTGGAGAAGATGTTTCTAATATTAGAGCTAGAGGAGTCTCTCCTATAAGAGCAACATATGCTAATGCAATGCAAAATTTGAATAGACAAAGAGCATTGCAAGGTGGATATTCACCAAATTATACTGCTGCTACTGCTAAATTAACTGGAGGTTTAGCAGGACAATTAGCTGATGCTTCTACTAATGTAGAGGCTATGTTAGCTCCAATGATTAGAGAAGGTAAATTAGCTGGTATGAGTGGATTAGAAAGATTGACTGAAGCCGCTTCTGGTAGAGGAATGCAAGCACAGCAATCTAATTTGCAAGCTGAATTAGCACGTTTAGGAATGGGCCAGCAGGCACAACAATCTAATTTACAGGCTGAATTAGCACGACAGCAAATGCAGCAAGAATCTCAACAATCTTTATTAGATGCTTATAAAACAGCTTCTCAATTATATGGAACTAGACCTGGACAGGCTGAATCTGCTGCTGATGTAATGCAAACTGGAATCGCGCAGGGTATGGAAAGAAATAGAGATGTTGCTGATCAAATATTTAAGACAATGAATTTAGCAGGTAAAGTTCCTAATCAGCAAATGTCAGGTAATTTTTGGAAGGGTGGGTCATTTGGTGGATTAGGTGGGGGATTAAGATATCCTAATCAGGGTGGAATATTTAGTGGGTATAATCAACCTAATTATAATCAATCATATGGTCAAGGATCTCCTTCTCCAATAAATAGACAGATATATACATAGAATTGGAGAGTATGATGCCGTTTTTTAATCAGCCAAGACAACAAAAAGTTTACGGTATTGACCAGAATAATGAACTAGAATTTCCTGGCCCCGATTTTAGTAATCTATTTGGTAACGAACCTGTGCGCGTTCGTATACCAACTGATTTCAGTGGATTAAGGCAGCGTAATAGAATGGCTGCATCTGAGGGAAATGCAAGATCATATGTGCCTCATACGCCATATGTTCAGCCAGGATTAGAAAAGTTACGTAATCAAAGGATGGATGTAGTTTATGATCCATCTCTTGAATTAGCGCATAAGAAGATGGAATTAGCTAAGCGCGAATTAGATATTGGTGAAGCTAGTCAAAAAGGTAAATTAGCATTAGGTGAAAAAGAATTAGAAACTGAGAAAGAACTCGGTTCGCGCAAATTGAAATTAGAAGAATTCAAAGCTAATAATCCAGACTGGAAATTTCAGGTTGGTAATGATGGTTTTGTTTATGCAATTAATCCACAAGATCCGTCTAGGACTCTTAAGACTGATATTCAATCTAATGAACTAAGTGATCGTGATAAGGCAGCATTAGCAGTAAGTGCAGAACGTGTAAAGAGTGAAAGACAGCAAAAAGGCGAAATGGAACAGATAGGTGAAAGAGGTAGACAGGAAAGATTAACTCAAGCTGAAAAGATAAAAGCAACAGCCGAAAAAGGCACATTACCTCTTGATCAGCGTCGAAAAGTAGCTAATCGTGCTCAAGAATTTGTTCTTAAAAATCCTGATATAGCTAGAGAATTTGGAATAACTATTGCTGGAGATAGAGTAAATATTGCTAAAGTTCCTTCAGGTGGTATTTTCGGTTTTGGTGCGAGAGAAAAAACTGATTATAATAAAATAATAGAATCAATTTATGGTGATAGTTCTACTGATAAGAAAGTTGATACTAAAGAAGAAACTTCATTAGAAGATATAAATGATCCTAGACTAAAGAATATTGATAAAGCACCATTAAAGCCTGGTGAAACTAGAAATCTAAAACCTACTAATGACGAATTAGTTCCAGTTATTAATCCCTCTGGTAAGGAAACTAAGATTAGACGATCTGAATTGAGCCGCGCATTAACACAGGGTTATGCTGCGCTTGGGGAGAAGAAATAATGGCTCAAGTTCCTATTGAAGAATTTGATGATGATGAGCCGTTATATGATTCACCTATAGAAGAATTTGATGATGAACCTGTTATAGAAGAAGTTCCTGAAAATAAAGGTATATTAAGTAAATTATTGAAAGCAGCAACTACATCATTTATTCCAGGGGTAGAAGAACCTACTACTGAAGAATGGATTAAAGATCCAAAAAGATCAGCAATTAAATCATTTGGAATGCAATTAACTACTCCATTAGCTATTGCTGGTGAAACTGCTGGTTTAATTGGGGGGATTGCAAAATTCAGACAATTACGTAAAATGAGTCAAATTGCTGGTGAAATTCCTAATCCTAATATATTAGCAAGAACTTCACCATCTACAGTTAAAGTCTCTAGCGAGATTCCTGAAATAATTAGTCCTGCAAAACCACGCGCGATTGATAAATTGGTTACTGCAATTACTGAAGCTCAGCCACTTAGGAAAAGTCAAGAACAGTTATATACTGCTGAACGTGCATCTAAAATGCAACGAATGCAGCCAGCATTAGAAATACCTGGTGAAGAAGGACTATTCGCACGTTTAGGTGCATTAAAGGGAGAGCATACTAAATTAGGTATGCCTGCTTTAAGAAATCAATTAGAACAACCTGATGTAGATGAATTATTTAGTATGATTTGGAAAGCTCCTATTG